CAAGCTATGACCCTATATCTTTTACATCTAAAGATTTTGGAACAAACAGAAGTACTCCTGATTTTACAGGGGACATTGACCAATTAAGATTTTATGATGCCGCATTAACACAAGAAAATGTAACAGAGCTATACAATGAAACTGCATCTGACAATGATGATTTAACTTTTGGCGCACCTGGAGAAGTCGTAATTAGTGCAAACGCTAATGCAGGATTTTCTATTGTAAAATACGAAGGTGATGGTGTATCAGGTAAACAAGTTCCTCACGGATTAGGTCAAAAACCAGATTTTGTTGTTATTAAACATACAAACGATGCAAGTGCTTGGGTTGTGTTTTCAGATGCAACAGGTACTTTTAGTTATAGTTATTTAAATCTTACTAATGCTTTTACTGCTTATCCTCAAATGTCTTATGACAGTTCAGTATTAAATCTAAATGGTGGTGATGACCAAAATGGAGCTGGAGATACTCATATAGCTTATTTCTTTACGTCAATAGAAGGATATAGCAAGATTTCAAGCTATCAAGGTAATGGAAGTGCAACAGGACCAACTGTAACATTAGGTTTTAGACCTGATTGGATTATGATTAAAGAAGCAGATAATGCAAATCCTTGGTGGATATTTGATAGTGTTCGTGGTGGTGCTAATCCTATTAGTAAAGCATTAATAGCTAACTCTAGTTCTGCTGAAGACAATGATACAACTAATTACAAAATTGATTTTAATGATAATGGGTTTCAATTAAAAAGCTCATATCACGGAATGAACAGAAGTGGAAGCACTTATATATATATGGCTTTTAAAATAAATTAATGAGATAAAAATGAATGGATTTGAACCAACATTATTAGGAATAGTTACTTACGTTATAACAATATCACAATTAAACGAAGCACTACAATCACTTCTAATAATAGCAACGTTGGTTTATACAGTAATTAAGATTATACAACTTTTAAACGATAAGAAATGGTAAGAACATTAAGATACATAGCAAATAAATTAGAGAAATTTAATATTGCAGTTGCCAAAGGCTGGAATAAATGGCTTGGTAAATTAAAGATGTAATGATTAATGAAATCTTATTTTACATACAGTGAATTTGACTCGCCTGACTTTCCTGATAGTGGTCGTAATATGGATCCAACTTTTCTCCGCATGCTCAACCATGCACGTCAAATTGCAGGGATACCATTTAAAATTAATTCAGGATTCAGAACTGAAGAGCATAATGAAAAAGTGGGAGGATCAGAGAACTCGTCACATTTACGAGGATTCGCTGCCGATATACATGCAACATCCAGTACTGCAAGATATGAAATACTATCAGCACTTATCAAAGCTGGATTCTATAGGATAGGTGTTGCTAATACGTTTATACACGTAGACAGTGATCCTACAAAAACACAAAAAGTAATTTGGACATATGCTTAAACTATTAAAAAAACTATTAGGTTTACAAAGTCAATCTGATATAGGTGGACTAGGTATGGAGATAAGAGAGCTTATCAAGGGAAAAGAAATAGATCCACAACAATTAATAGAATTACAATCAGAGATAAATAAAGTAGAAGCACAGCACAGAACAATCTTCGTAGCTGGATGGAGACCTTTCATAGGATGGGTTTGTGGTGTAGCATTAGCATATAACTTTGTGTTAAGAGATTTATTGATATGGTTTTTAGGACAAGAGCAAGTTCCACCAGCACTACAAATGGAACATTTAATGACAGTATTAGTTGGTATGTTAGGACTTGGAGGAATGAGAACGTTTGAGAAACTAAACAACAAGTCTAACTAACATGTCAATAAAATTAAAACCTTCTACAAAGGAATATAAAAGAGATGCAAGAGGCAAGATAATTGGAAAACAATACACTTGGAAACATCATCCACCTTGTAGTTTTAAAACTAAAGAATTGATAACAATGTATAATAGTTCTACTTATAGTAGAAAAAAACATTTGATTCTTAAAGAACTAAATAGAAGATCTGTAGAGGTATAAATCCTATAAAGGACAAGGCGAGAGAAGAGAGTATTAACATCTTCTGTTAAAAAGAAAATTAACTCATCTATTTACTTTTAAAAAAAAAGTAGATAACTTTGGTGGGTTAGTGGTAATTAATGTATAACAATTTTTTAATAAATTAATATTTAAATATGGATGATATAAGAAGATTAGCTGATAAAATTATAAATGATTTTAATTTAACTGTAAAAGACAGATCAGATGAACTGTTAAAACTAGATGCAATACAATATACTAATCTTGGTTTAGATTCATCTAAAACAGAAAAGAAAGAAGTAAAGGCTAATTCTAAATACATCTATAAAAAGATAGAAGAGATAGATCCAGAATCTGGTAAACATTTAATAACAAGTATGGATAAATAATTATGCCTAGAAAACCTAAACGAAAGAACTTAATAAAAAAACTAGATGCTGTATTTTCTAAATACATAAGATTAAGAGACGCAGACACAGAAGGCTACTGCAGATGTTCTACTTGCGGAGAAGTACATCATTGGACTAAAATACAAGCAGGTCACTTTATATCAAGAAAACATTATGCAACAAGATGGAATGAAGAGAATGTACACGCCCAATGTGTAGCGTGCAATGTCTTTCGATATGGTGAGCAATATAAGTTTAGTTTATATCTTGGTGATAAGTTGTCAAAGGAATTATTAGAAAAAAGCAGATTGATTGCTAAATTTACAGATATAGAAATCAAAGAAATGATTGACGATTATAATGATAGAATAAAACAATTTTCTTTTCATTCGTAAATTTTTTCTAGTTTTTATTGTTCTTTGTTTAAAGGAGGGATTAAGTTCCCTCTTTTTTTTTGAATATATTTTATTAACATTTTATTATAATATTAAAATAATTTGTTAACTTTATATTATGATTGAATTACATTACATAGAACTACTTAAACAAAAGCAAGAAGAAATAGATAGATTAAGATCTGCTTTATTTGAAATACTACAAGCTGATTTTTTAAGTAAACAAGATAAACAAATAATAATAAATAATTTTTTTACAAATGACAAAGACGAAACCGACTAGAATTAATCAAACACAAGATTCTATTAGTAAACAAGGAGCTGTAGATAGAGCTACCGAAATAGCACTTAATCCAGTTTGGAGAGCTGCTACCGATAAAGAGAAACAACAAATACTAGGAGACATAAGTTTAATAGGTAAGTATCTTTACTTCGAGAAAAATCTGTTACCAACATCAGAGGACTATAAAATGTTATATAATTTAAATAAATAAATATGGAACTTACAGGAACTATTAAATCAATAGGAAGTTTAGAAACAATTAAACAGTTGAAGAAAAAAACTGTATTAGTAGAGACTGCTGGAAAATATCCACAAACGATACCAGTAGAATTTTTAAATGATAAAATAGATTTAGTAAACAACTTACAAGTAGGTCAAACAATTAACGTAGGTGTTAATTTAAGATCTAACGAGTATAAAGGTAAATACTACATAAACGTTACAGGATGGAAAATAGTTAATGCTGTTGCAGAAACAACATCAAACGCACAAATGCCAGACGTAAACGACAATCTTCCATTCTAAAATGCTAGTAAACTCTTCTAACATATTTAAAAAACTATTAGATATAAAACACGGAAGGGTTAAGGAAGGTTTAAAAATAGGAGTACCAGACATAGACGAGTACTTACGATATAAACAGGGCAACTTTAATTTATTAATTGGTCATGCGAATGTTGGCAAAACAACTGTTATATTGTATTTATTCGTCATTTGGGCTCTTAAACACAAAAAGAGGTTTTTAATTTGGTCTTCAGAGAATACACCTCAATCAATACAAAGAAAAATAGTAGAGTTTAAAATGCGTAAGCCAATCACAAAGGCAGAGGACGCAGAGATAAAAGATGCACTAGAATGGTCTGATAGTTATTTTAAGATTATTGATGTTGAAGAGCTCTACACATATAAAGAATTACTAGAAGAAGCTAAAGCAATTAAAGATGCTTGGGATTATGATGCGATACTTATAGATCCATACAACTCTTTAATAAAAGACAAACAACTATATAAAGAAGTAGGAGGTCACGAGTACGACTATCAAGTAAGTACAGAGTTTAGATTGTTTGCTAAAAAAAATAACATCACTCTGTTTTTAAATGCTCATGGAGTTACAGAAGCATTAAGACGTATGCATCCTAAAGGACATGAATACGAAGGTTTACCAATGCCTTTAAATATTGCTAGTGTTGAAGGAGGGGGTAAGTGGGGAAACCGTTGTGATGATCTGATTTGTATTCACAGGTACACGTCTCATCCAACTGATTGGATATATTCAAACCTTTTAGTTTTAAAGATTAAAGAAATGGAAACAGGAGGAAGATGTACACCATTTGATGAGCCAATAAAATTAAGAATGGAAAAGAATAATATAGGTTTTACATTTATGGATAAAGACCTTTTAGATAAACAAAAAAAAGATTTACTATTTTGATACTTATATCTTTATTAATATTAACAACAATTTTTGTAATGATAGGACAATACAAGAATGCAGATATTTATATAGCATTGATAAAAGGTTTTATGATAGGAGCATTATTTCACAAAGAACAATATGATGACGGATTTGATGAATACACATTACAGTGTGTAATAGGATTTATAAATGTTACAGTGAAATGGGAACAACAGCAGACTGGCTTGGACTAGTAGCGAAGCAACATAAAGAATGGATCAGAATAGTCAATGGGTTTGGTGAGTATGATTATGCAGAAGACATTGTACAAGAGAGTTATTTGATATTATATAAATATGCTAAACCAGAGAAGGTTATTGAGAATGGGATTATCCGTAGGGGTTATATGTATTTTACTTTACGTACTACTTACTACTTATACTATAACAGTAAGCGAAAAGTTAGGAAAGTTTCTATTGATGATGGATTACTTCAGTTAGAAGACAATACTGATTTAAGAGAACAGGATGCTTATAATTTAATATGCGAAAAAATAGATGATGAAATAGAAAACTGGCACTGGTATGATAAGAAACTTTTTGTTCTGTATAGAGATACAAATATGAGTATAAGAAAGATTGCAGCAGAAACAAAAATAAGTTGGGTAAGTATATTTAATACATTAAAGAATGCAAAAATTATATTAAAAGATAAATTAAAAGAAGATTACGAAGATTACAAAAACGAAGATTATGAGCGATTACAATAAGTTTAAAGCAAATTTTGAATATCAACAAAAAGTAGCAGCTAAAGGATTTGGCGATACAGTTGAGAAAATAACAAAAGCAACAGGAATAAAAAAAGTTGTAGATACTGTAGCAGAAGCACTAGATGCAGACTGTGGATGCGATAAAAGAAAGAAGAAACTAAATGAACTGTTTCCCTATAAGATGCCAGAGCTATTTACAGAAGAAGAATTTTTGTATCTTCAAGATATATTTATAGAACGAAAGAACGATATAACAAAATACGCACCAAGAATGTTAGAAATATACAATAGAGTTTTTAATGATAAAAAATATCTTACTAATTGTAGTCCTTGCTTTGTTGGTCAAGTGTATAATAAACTAGAAGCAATTTACAATGAATACAAATAAAATGGAATTAATTAAAGAACTAGAATATGTTACAAATTACCAGACTTTAGGAAATAAATTAATGAAGTGGGGTAAAGAATCAAACAACCAAGAAATAAAAGAATGTAAAGGATGTTTAGCAGAGATAGGAATCTATGTTGCACATTTAGAATATGAAAGAAGAACTTACGAAAAGACAATAGAGTCTTATAGATCAGACAAAGTTAGAGCTCTTACAAGAGCAAGAAGAGTTGAAATAGAACTTGAAGAAGCTAACAAGATAGTAAGGAAGTATAACAAAGGAAAAGAACTAGGACTATGAGTAAACACAAAGAAAGAAAACAAATGCCAGTATTTACTGGAGTGTTAAAGTATTTTCCTAATGCACTTAAATATGTATCAAAGATAAGTTACATAGGAAACCAGCAACATCATCCAGACAAACCATTGCACTGGGACAAGAGTAAATCAACAGATCAGCTAGATGCACTAACAAGACACCTAATAGACCACACTACAGATCCTTTAGATGATGATGGAATGTTACATCTGGGAAAGGTAGCATGGAGAGCCCTTGCTGCATTAGAAGACCAATTAGATAAAAATGAATAATACAATAACATTACTTAACGGAAAACAATATTCACCAGAAGATCTAATTCCTAAAATGGATGACGATAAGTTTTACTATGGAGAGCTAGGAAGAACAGCATTGAGTTCTTCTTCTATAAAGTATTTAATGGATAGTCCTAAAGCTTATGCTAGAAGTTTAAACTTTAAGTCAGACAACCCAGCATTTAAAGCAGGAAGACTTATACATTTAGCAGCATTAGAACCAGACAAGGTAGATAGTCTAGTACACATAGTAGAAGTACAATCAGCAAGAACAAAAAAATACACAGAGAAAGTAGCAGAAATAGGATCAGATGAATTTGTATATACAAGAAAAGACTATGACAAAGCAATGTATACAGTAGATGCTTTACTACAGAATGATTTGTGGCAAAGAATGACAAGAGGAGCAAAGTTTGAGATACCAGCTATTGGAATGTTACATGGTTATCCCTTTCGTGCTAAAGC